GGAACATATTTTGGTCTTATCTTTGTCTTACGGAGATCTTTACCTACAATTGATGTGCCTCTTGGAATGATTACACCACCACGAACACTATTTAATTTGAATAGTTCGTTGTCAGGTGATGTCAAATCAAAGTTACTACCAAGTCCAAACGGACTTAATATCTGGTTTGTTTCTCCAAATCTTGTTGTATATCTTGCATTTCCACTTACATCAACAGGTATAAATCCTGGCCTGTTATCAACCGTGTGCGTACCAGCAGCAAGGATGATGGTGGTTAAATCAAACTTATCGTTTCTCTGTCCAGCAACATACGAAAACCTAGCAGCTTCAATCAGAGCTCTTTGGATCGTTTTAAATGGTCGGGTTTGGGAGTTTCCTTGATTCTCGATACTATCAGTCGCATCCAATTCATTGGGATCAACGTAGATAACATTACCTTGAATATTCTTTAGAAAATTCTCCAGTCTTGAAAGAGGCATCTTATTGGGCTATGTACAAATTTTCTTCTGTTTTATTTATGAGTCTTATTTATTGATACTATAGATAGAATTATCGCCAGGATAATCATTAGTGTTAGTTCCTTCATACTCTGGAATAAGTTTTTCAACATCCTTTCTTTCAGCATATACATGATAAAAACAATCAATCAATATCTCTCCAGTAAGAAAATCTTGATTTGCACCAATTTCAATTACGATATATTCACTATTAAAACTTTCAATCACAAGATTCTGACTCTTACCGATTGATTGTAATTGAACTGTGATACTATCTTCATGAACAAGATCTCTCCAATATGATGGCAATTCAATTATATTAGATCCTTTCAATCTGCCACGATAATACACAGCAGTTTCTGGGCCTTCTAAACAAATGTGACGTAATCTATGTCCTTCTTTTGATGGGTGAGGAATGTCAAATGCCTTTGCACCAGCTGATTTACCACTAACACCACCAGTTATACTGCCACTTGTATGATCACCAATAAGAGTTGCTGCCGTAACGGTTCCAGTTGCAGTTATGTTTCCATCTTGATTTGTATTTCCGTTGATAGTTACATCACCATTAACAAGTAGTGCTTGTATGGTTTTATTATCACCATCTATCACTACATTACCATCAATCTTGGCAGCTAACTTAACATCCAATTGTGGCCCAAAATCTTGAATCACAGAATCTGAACTTACATTTAACACTCCCTCATAGTTATTGCAATCCTTTTTTACATCCCCACACACTACAGGGCCATTTAAAACTGAAGTTCCAGATGGAGAACACTCTGGACTGCCTATCGGTCTTGAAATATCTCCTCCCGATGTTTTTCCACTAACGATAATTTTAGTGTGATTTACAACTGGATCGTTACTCATCCTAATCCTCCAAGAATAGCATCAATTTCACCACCAATAACTCCCCTCAATCTCTCAACTTGAGGAATTAATGTCTCTCCAACTTCTGCACCTGTTGTTTCAGCAAAGTTTTGAAGACCTAGTTCATCATTTTCAGCTGTTGATTTTAATTTTTTTCCAAGCTCACTATCAGGTAATGATTTTAATTGTTTTGTTGCCTCATTTATTTTATCTGCAAATCCTCCTTTTTCAATTTTTTCAGTAATTGATTTTAATTGCTCACCAATCTTAGTCGTTCCCGCTGTAAGTGTTGATGAATCTTTTATAATCTTTTCTAGGTTTCCAAATCCTTCAAACGCTTTTTGTGAGTGACGTTCAATTCCAGAAAATAAACTTAAAGGCCCACTCGTAACTATATCTGCCTCTTGAGTCGCTCTAGTTACAAACTTTTCACAATTAATTCTTGCATCTGGAGCTCTCATATCAATCAATCGAGTTGCATCAATGAGAAGTTGCCCGTCCTTATTACCACCACCATCTGCGATAATGTTAATATTTCTTGCTCTCAATGTGATGTCACCATTTTTACATGTGACACCATAGTCACCTCTATGACAATGAGTTATTTTTGCTGGAACAGATGTATTATCACCCTCATCTCTAACTTTTAAACCTTTACCAAATACTTCCAATCCCATGCCTGACGTATTTAACACATACTTACTAGTTCCAGGCCCTTTAGGATCTTTATTCTGGCCAGTGTCATTATAGAATCCAAGCATTTGACCGTCTTGTGTTTCTAGTTTCCAGTTTGACATACCATGATCTACATCCGTGTCGCCACTAGAAACAACATGTCTTTCAAAACATTTACGTTCGTGTTGTTTGCCGTCTTCCGTTCCGAATTTTGTCATTTTATTTTGTGATACAATCTATTACAGTAACAACAACGTCTTGAGAAATATTAGCAACCTGAGCTGCATCATCAATCTTCGTAAATTCAAGGACTGGGAATATTCTTGCAAGACTTCCTGTGTTGCTATTTATTGTCAATTTAGGCAATTCGGTAAATCCAAATCCAGCATTAACAATGTTTGCTCCCACTATTCTACCATCCACTATCTCTAACTCAACTTCTGCTCCATTATCAACAGTCACGGTGTCACCTTGTTCATAACCAAAACCTACGTTTTCAATAACAACATCAGATAATTTGGTTACATAGGATGTTGATCCATCATAATTTGCATTTGGATCTGGAATTATTTCTTTAACGTTTCCATCCATGTCAGTCTCTGTCGTGTTTGGTATGTATTCATGACCACCAGTTGTGATTACAACATCTACAACCGAACCATCTTGAATACGAGCATAACCTCCAGCTCCATAACCATTATCACAACCATCAACAAATGAAAGTAAGGGTGGTTCTGTAAAATTATTTCCACCATTATCAATAGCTACACCAATAACATTTCCAAGAGCATTGACAATTGCACTGCCACTTGCACCTTCGCCACCACCTCCAATGAAATCAATTCTTGGTGGGCCACACTTAAGAACGTTAGTATTACAATCAATTTTTGGAATTGATGGAACACTGATATCTGGAACTAGACCATCTACCATATCCTTTAAACCCTGCGCCTTATTCTTAAGAGAGTTTAACCCTGCAATGTCAAGTATATTTTTAAAATCATCAACACCACTTAAAGCTGTGCCACCTTTTGAAGTAAATGCAGTATTTGGTGGGCAGTTTAAAACATCACAATCAAGAGTGTTTGTCAATATATTAGCAAACTTAATCGCTTTAGAGAAAGTTTTACTTGGTGGTTGAATACCACCAGCACCACCACCGCCTGTGATACCATTTAATTGTGAAAATGTATCTCCAAGATTTGTATCTAAAATATTATTAATTTGTCCGAACATATCACCTAGAAAACTTTCAACAGCACAGAGAGGAACATCTAAAACTGATCCAAGCATATTCTCTAAACTTTTTGTAAGATAATCCATCAATTGTTCATTGATTTTTTCAAAATTACAAAATATTTTATCAGTTAAACCTTTAGTGGCAGAACCGACAGCTGGTTGAAGAGTGGTTGGTGTTTTATCTTTCATGGTTTTAGATACCTTATCTAAAGTATCTTGTATTACCCATGAACGACCACGACGCATCAACTTTGACATTGATTTATGAATTTCCATCGATGCTAATTTTATTTCTGACTCTCTACTAACGACACCGCCGTATCGTGGATCAACAGTTATCTTTCCAACATTCTCCAAGACATTCATCTCTTTTGTGAAATCCTTCAACACATTTGATATTTTTGATATTTCATTATCCTCACATCCTGTGGCATTTTCAAATTTAACGTTTGTATGAGAATTATTTTGTTTTGTTCCAACAGTTGAATTTGGTTTGACTGTTGCTAATTTTTTCCATGCCTTTAAAGCTTTTGAATACCTCGATGCACCAGATCTTGTGTTAGGAAAATCATCTCTTTTTGGTTTAGGCCCTGATTTTTTATTAGCTACCAATACGGTTTGACTTTTAAAATTAAACGGCCATGGTGATTGTGGAGCTACTTTATCTTTTCCAGCTGCTTGTTTTACTTTTGGTGGAGTGTATGGTATAAATTCTGTTTGACTAAATGCATCAAATTGATTATCTGTCAATCCATCTCTGACAAAAGTTTGTTTAAATAAAGTCCCAAATATCACTGGTTGTTGTCCATCTACACCATCAAAGAAAAATCCAACCACGACCTCTCCACCTTGATAGTTCATAGTTTCTCCACGACCACCAGTGGTTGAAACACCAGGCGGTAGAAGAACATGTGCCATCGGTAAATCTTTATCAGGTAAATCAGAATCATTACCATGATATCCTACAATGCGAACTCGACATCGATGAGAATAAACATCATCACCGTCTTCACCGTTCTTCCTTTCTTGAGAATCTGCCCACTCTCCTTTTTCTGGATCAGTCACTTGACCAATCCACCATTGCATAGGTTCTTTTCCTAGAAAATTTATGGCTGCTGGATCAAACATTTAATTAGTCGTCATAGATTAAACATTCTGGTTCATCTGGATGGTTGTCACAAAATAATTCTAATGCATTTGGATCATGAT